ACCGGTGGGAGGTCGAAGGTCCCGATGCCGTCGCCGTCCTGGAGACGTTCCGCGCCGCACATCTCATTTTCCATCCCGGGTCGCGAAATCTAATACTCACTCTCGCCAATGGGTCTCCTGGACCGCTCGGCGAACTAAAAGCTCCGATCCACTAATGGACGGGCTCATCTCGATTATCGCTCTCGGCCTGTTCGCCTATCACGGCATTCGCGGGATCGTTCGATCCCGTCGCCGCCGCTCTCACAAATTCTCGCATCTACTCAGCTAGGAGGCTCACACAATGGCATTCGAACTCAAGGGCAACGCAGCCGGAACCCTCGACGCAATCGTCGAGCAATTCAAGACCGGCAACGTCCCGGCAGCTATCGCACGGACCGTGATCGACCGCCAGGTTGGCGACGGCTCCCGCCCCATCGACGGGTGGAGCTTCCGCAATCAGCTTCTCGCACACCTGTTAGGCAACACCGACGACGCACGCACGTTTAAACAATGGATCGCCGTAGGTCGCGTCGTCCGCAAGGGCAGCAAAGCCACGCACCTTCTCGCCCCAATTTTAGGCAGCTATGAGGCCGAGGACGCTGACGGCAACACGGAGCGTCGCTCATATCTGCGCGGCCTCAAATCCTTTCCAGTCTTTCCCTACGAGAAGACCGACGAGCTCCCTGAGGACAAGCGCAAGGGCGCGGCCTACGTCGCCGCCGACTACGTGCCCGATGAGCTCCCGCCCCTGCACCAGGTCGCCGACGCCTGGGGCGTCCAGGTCACCTACAGCCCGTTTCGAGGGTCTGCCTACGGCTGGGCTTCTGTCGATGGTTCCGCTATCGGCCTCCACACCGAGGACGTCAAGACGTGGCTGCACGAGCTCGCCCACGTCGCCGAGGCTCGGACCCGGTCCGACATCTCCGGCGGTCAGCATTGGGACCAAGAGGTCGTCGCCGAGACCGTCTCTGCCGTCCTGTCCTCGCTGCTCGGGATCGAGAGCAACCTGGGCGACTCCTACCGCTACGTAAAGGCTTACGCCGAGAGCAACGATCTTGAACCCGCCCAAGCCGTCCTCAAAGTCTTGTCCAGGATACTCGATGCCGTCGAGGCGATCCTGGCCGAGGCCGAGGTCCTGGGCCAGGTCCACAAAGCAGCCGCCTAAGCCGAAACGCCCCCCTCGGGGGGCTTCTGTCTGGACTGATCGCCAGGCACTGATGAGGCAGATTGACACAATCCACCGACAGAAATAGCTTGACGCACACGCACACGCACACACCAGGAGGGCAACATGGCACACGCAACTGAGATACCGGACCAGATCCTCGGTAAACACGTTAGTGCGGTAATCCACAATGACAGCATCGATTGGACGGGCTGGTGGCCCGTCGTCGATCCCGACGACCTGACCGTGACCGAAATAAGCGACGGTGACGACGACGACCTCGTCCTGGCCGATATCGTAGACGGGCGGGTCCACCTCACGGACAGTGCGATAGATGTGATCGTCTATCGTCACCAAATCGTCGGGAAAAGGGTGGCTGATACCAACGTCACGTTTGGCAAGGGCGTCGATCCTGTCATCGGCCACGACGAGATCGTGACAGGAATTAGCAGTATGCACGATTGGGAGATCCACCGCGTCAAAGAGCTCCCGTCCGCTCAGTTCCGGCTCGCTGCTGTCAGCATTCCAGACGGCGGATACTATCTCTGGCCGGAGGGTAACGCATGGATATACGTGCGCATGTCTGGTGGACGTATCCGGTCGATGACCGAGGAGGCCAACCTTGCCACACACGTCGCAGCGAGGGATCGTTTCTCCAGCCTCGACCCCGAGGCCCACAGTCCCACGTCGCCCAGGATCGTAGACCGAGACACTGCCGAGGCGATCATTCAGGAGGTCATGGGCGAAGACACTGACCCTGAGTTGGTGTGGGTCATCAGAGAGGAGGACTGAGCCGCCCCCCTCCGATTCACCCGAGCCCCTCAGAGCCGATCTGAGGGGCTTTCTTTTTGCCCTGGTCGGTTGTGGCCCCGTTGCCCGATCTCCTGCCTGCCGGGCTCCAAGGCCGACCTCTGCGACCCTGAGAAGCTCGGCCTTGGCCCTGACCGAGCGGTCAGAGGCAGCTTCACCGCCATATCCTGATCGGACCGCCAGACTAGAAAACCGTCCGATTTTTTCAAACCAGGTAGAGCGAACCACAACCATCCTCAATTCCCTTGCTTGATTCCCGTCCAATTTTTCAGAATCTGTAATCGTGTTTCAGGTAGCAGAATATAGCGATCAAAATTGCCCATGTCATTGGACATATCGGGACAGGGGGATTGCCGACTAACCCCCAAAAACGCTCCCGATATGTCGAAAAGCAGCCTTTCTGATCGATTCCCAAACAGGCTTCTGAGACAACCTCCCGAAAAAACAACGACTTAAATTTCGACATATCGGGAGCGTCTTTTTCAGGTCCGCTAAAACTATTTTTAAGCGAGGCTGATAAATGTCAAGCTTTCGGTTGCGCTACCCATTGACCGGGCTGTAGGTTACGCTTGCCCCACGGGCGATATATTTTTTTTGCAACTCGCACTCTCACTCCCTGGAGCGTCCCGAAATGTCGAACAGCCAGGCAGCAAACCTCCACAGAGCCACGGCCATCATCGCCACCAGACCCGCACAGGATACCGACACCTACTGGTATGCCGTCACCATGGCGATTCACGCCGCCCTCGGCGTCCGCACCGTCCTGCTCACCACACGCACCGAGGACGGCCAGCACCAGCCCAGGCAGATGCTATCGCGAGACTCCTTCATAGCCCCCGATGGATCAGTGGCACCAGGGGCTCTCCTGGAACAACGACCACTACCACCCACCATCCCCATCAGCCCCACCAACAGCAACCACAGATCCATGCACTCGGTCGCCGCACACCATACCGAGCCCGCCGCACTCGTCGTGAGAGGCAACACAGACCCACTCATCGAAAAACTCGACCGGGATGTGAGATATCAGGATGAGTGGGCAGGAAAAACGTCCTATTTCATTCCCTGGTATGATCATCCTGATGATTGGCGCGACCACCATACCGTCCCCCGAATGATGATCTCATTCGCCGAAATCCGACGACGCCGAGCCGATGAAATCGAAGAAATCTTCGAGACCTCAACCACAGCACTCTACGACCTCATAGCCTACAAACTCCGCGAAATCTACCCACCACCCCTACGATCACTGACACCACGAGAACTCCGGCTCCTCGAAGCCGAAGCCAATTACGGATACGACGACGATGCCATTATGCAGCACACCAGCATCAGGTCCATACGCACACACCGACGACGACTGTCCAAACTCGACATCCCCAACCCAAGAGCATACGCCATACACCACACGGTCATATCACCATGACGCAGCAACTAGCCGACATCGCCACCACAGACCCCATATACCAAACCCAGGACCTCCTCGACAAAATCACCGACGCCTGGAACTCCGCTTGGCACACCGTCAGGACCAGACTGTCGTTACGCATCGACAAAACCCTCTACCGCCTACGATCCCTGCCCCACAAACACCACCCCCCATTCGTGGGCAGACCAATCTCCACACGACAACCACTGGATGTCGTCAGCTACGTTCTAAATCCCCTGATGTCAGGCATCACCATCCTCATCCCCGAGGACATCCCATACCCCAGCCTACCCGGCGACTTTACGTGCATCACACACCAGACTCCAGACTACCTAGACGGAAAACTGCACATCCGAATGGACACCAGCAAACCACGCATACTGGTGAAACTGCAACCACACGAACGACACCCCTTCTACCGCAAAAACTCATCCACAGGCATACCCTCGCTAAAACCAACATGCCCCATCATCGATATCGCCATACAATCCCGAAACCAAAGTGCTACCAGGGACCTCCACGACACCTGTACCTGGCTCATCAACTACGGCCTCGACCTACGAGCCACATGCGCCGAAAGACTCTCCAAACTCCTCACACACCCGCGACGCGATTGGATCTACGACCCCAACTGGAACCCAAACACACTCACCGACAAACAACGCGCCTACCTGACAGCCCTGGCCGAGAATGGCAACACCACCGACCAGGAGCTCGCAGACCACATCGGCATCCACCGGCATACCGTAGCGTCCACGCGCGTGGACTTCACCACACACCACGGACCCGATCATCTCAGACGCGCACTCCAGGCCGGAATGCTCAAACCTCCGACCCAAACACTCGCGCCAGAACGTCCCGACGCCGGTCGTCCGGCACCTCAGAAGCGCACCGCGTCAGCCGGAATTGGAGATGGCTCATCTCCTGCTCGGCCCAATCCATCCGTCCCGCCTTCTGCCACTGATCGGCCTGTTCGCACCGACGCATGACGTAGCGGTAAAATTCCTCCAGCTGCTCTGTCGTCAGGCTCCCACCACTGCTCGACATCAACGTCTACCGGACCGGGCTTCGTCGTCATCGTCACCTGACGCTCCCACCGCTTGCTCAGGTCGATGTGCGTCAGCCGAGCGTCCTTTTCCGTTGCCCGTCGAGAGTTGCGTTCGCGGTCGATCGAGTTGGGGTCGGGATTGGCCTCCAGCCAGGTCGCCAATCGGGATCGGACCTCGTCCAAGTCGCAGCTCCACTTTTTCGACAGGATCGCGAGGATCGATTCCTGATCGAGGATGCACGTCGGGTTTTCCCTGCTGGGTGTGTCCACAGCTTTCGCAGTGCCAGACGGTGGTGACGTATCTGAATCGCTCACTGCCGCACTTGGGACATCCGGTTCCGAGTCTCTGCTCATCTTCCCTCACCTCCTGGACAGCCGTAGCTGCCTGGGCTATGTCGAGCGCAAGCAGCTGCTCGACCCGTTCCTGCGTGGCGTAATAGAAAGCGATAGGCTGGCGAACTTTGGTCCAGTAGGGATCGACGGTCGTGTTTGCCAGACAGTCGCAGAGCTGCTCGATCGTGTATCCCTGGGACAGCCGTATCTGGATCTTCTCCTTTGCCTTGGTCGTCATCTGACCTCGCGGGTTGATCACCTCGCGATACATGGACAGAATCTCATCATACTCCGACCTGGCAGAATTTCCTGGAGCAGCTGACTGCTGACCCAACTGCTTGCGGATCTCCGTTAGCTCATCTCGTATCTCGGTCATCACCATCAGCATCTGTGTACCGATGTCGCTCATTCGTGACCTCCATTATGCGGCGTCCGATCTGCTCCGCGCATTGCGGGACGACGGCGTTGCCTAGACCTTTAAGTCGGTCCACCCGATTGGGAACCCCATGAGCCACTCGACCCACGTCGGGTTCAGCTGCCCACCAGTTTTCTCTTTGTTGTCCGTATGCTGTACCGCTACATCCAGCGTATCCCTCGATATTTTCCCGTCCCGCATCCGACCGCCGATATACCCGCCCTTGTAATCTCTCACGCTGGGCGTCGGCCACTTGTTCTTCCTCGCCATCGTTTCCAGAGATGGACGATGAGCTGATAGTGTGTTCCCGCCCCCCTCGTTCCCTGACGACCCGTAACTCGTCGCCGCCGGCGTCGGAAATTCGGTTATGTGCGGTGATGAAGACTCGTTTACGTAGGTGCGGTGCTCCGACATCTGCCGCCGATAGCACCTCCCACTCCGCATCGTACCCGCTTGCGGCCAGGTCGCCGAGAACTCTGCCCATCCCGTTAGCAAACAGCCCTGGGACGTTCTCCACGAGGACGTATCGGGGTCGTAGTTCGCAAACGAGTCGGTGGAACTCTGACCAGAGTCCTGAGCGGGTGCCGTCCCTGATTCCAACCCGTTGCCCTGCGACTGAGACATCCTGACATGGGAACCCTCCAGCGATAAGCTCAACTGGTCCCAGGGTATCGCTTCCGATTGATTTGACATCCTCGTATCTCCTTACATCAGGCCAGTGTTTCGCCAGAACCTTTCGGCACCACGGGTCGATCTCGACCTGCCACGCACAGGTCATCCCCGCACGTTCCAGGCCGAGGTCGATCCCGCCGATGCCGGCAAACAGACTACCAAAGGTCATCGCGACATGTACCCGTATTGTTCATTTCGTTATCACTCTGGATCTGGTTACAGACATAGGAGGGACCATTCCCACCAGGCACGTCGTGGCGAAAGCAAACACCGTCGCGTGGCAACACGCCGATGTTGTCTCCGATAACTCTCGCTCGATACCTGGTGGGATGGTCCTATGTCCGGTCATCATCACTCTTGGAGAGCTGTATGACAGACGCGAGGGTGGACGGCCCTCCTCGCTCGGTTGCCACTCAGTATCGATCGACCGTCGATCTCACCAGGACGCGTTCAACCTTTCGGAGTCGCGTTGCGGCTTCCCTGGTTCCCACAGTAGCCGCTCCTGCCTGCCTGCTCAATCCGCTGCCGTCATGGACCGACCGGATCGCCTGTCCTTCATCTGCCCTGCCGCACCCCATCTAACCACAGCTAAATCTTGATTGTCCATCCAAGCCGTTTCGCCTTGGCCTGGACCTCATCCCACCATCCGCTCGTGTGTGCGAACGATTCATATCCTGACACCTCATCAGGAAAACCCCGGCGCAACAGTTCGCGGTTCTTGCTATCAGCGATCTTGATCGTATCGATCAAGGCAGAAAAAAATCCACCGAGG